GTCTTATATTCCTACGAGGATGATGAAAATTATGAAGTTAGAATACCTGCAAGCACTGATTTAGATGATGATTATTTTGATTGGGAGGAAGTATTATTAAAACCACTTGAAGATCAAGGACACAAGATTAATATAATGTTAGGGGTTTCTTGGGGCTGGTATTAATGCTCTCTAACGTCCGACAGATATGAAAAGTAAAAGAATCTAGAAAACAAAACTTTAAGGCATGAACACAATATTATTAGGATTAGGAATTACTCTATTAACAATATGCTTTTATTTTTTCATATCTGGTGTTGTGTCACGTTATTTATCACATCATCATAAATGGCAAGTAAGAGGTAGGAATAGATATGGTGGGGAAACCTATCGTATTTGTCTTAAATGCCGAAAAGCATATAAGAGGGTAAATAAAATCAGTGAGGATGAAAGATGGGAGGAATGCGAACCTATACCAGAATTAGATAATCAATTCGATCAAAATGACAACTATATCTGGTCTTCCTAAATGTGACACAACAGCATCCGCTATGAGTAGTGGCGGATTTAGAACTACTCACTTTCAAATTATAAACAATGATAGATAAAAGCACAGACCTTCAAAATACCACAACACCCGACATTCCTTATAGCGAGTGTTATGTGCCGTGTTTTACTTCAACCTATGGATTAAAAAATGATTGGTCATATCAAGGAGAAAAATTTAAAAACATAGCACTGACTTGGAAGCTTGGTGTTTGCAGTATAGGAGCGTTAAAAATAAGGATAGCAAATTGGAAGCCTAAATATGATAGACGTAACCAAGCTATATTTTATTTTGATGTAAAAACAGAAAAAGAGGCAAATGAAATATTAAAAAAGTTTGAAAAATTTAACTTTAAAAAATTGGAAAAACGCTTCGATGATTTGTTCGAGAAAGATTCAGTTAGGATAAAAAATACTGGTGATACAGAGGAATGGCTTTTAAAAATTATCCCAGTGCTACGTTCGGAGTTCTCTTAACATGGCACATAACGTATGTGTTTACGCAATGCGTAAATCTCTTTATTTAAAAATCGAATTTCAAAAACCATGTAAAACTATGAAAACTATGAAAACTATGAAAAACAAATCAAAAAAATTGATATTGACTGAATCTGATTTAATTAAAGTGATCATTATGTCTAGAGAAATATCATCAATCGATTGTACTATTGATTTAGATAATGATGCTTTACAATCGAATTTGGAAGATTTTAGTATGAGATACACTATTAATTAAATTATTAATGAAATGAAAATATGGAATCAGTATTAATTTATGACATTGAAACTTTAAAAGAAATGTTTTTGGTGGGAATTTATATTCCTTACCAAGATAAATATTTAGAGTTTGAAGTGAGTAAGAGTAAATATCATCTAGATAGGTTTAAAGAATTTTGTGATGCTCATGAACAATATTATTGGGTTGGTTACAATAATTTAAGATTTGATAGTCAAGTTGTTGAATGGGTTCTTAGAAATTATCAAAATTGGGCAGAGAAATCTAATCTTGAAGTTGCTGGTATAATTTCTCAAAAAGCACAAGATGTTATTCATGATGCAAATTATGATGTATTTGCTGAATACAGAGAAGATCAACTATCCTTGAAACAGATTGATTTGTTTAGAATACATCATTATGACAATAAAAATCGAAGAGTGAGTCTCAAAAGACTTCAGTTTGAAATGGATCTTGAGAATATTGAAGAGATGCCTATTCATCACCTTAAAGAAGGTATGACTTTAAACGATGTAAAACTTACTAGGGAATATTGTAAGAATGATGTAATGTCAACCTATGAGTTTTACAAGGTTACAATTGGAGAAACTAATCATCCTCTTTACAAAGAAAATAATCAAATAGAGCTCAGAAAAGATATTGAGAATGAGTTTGGTATATCCTGTATGAATTATTCAGATAGTAAAATTGGTGATGAGATTATTAAGAAATATTATTCAATAGAGAAAAGAATAGATATTAAATCTTTACCAAAAAAAGGTAAGTTTCGAAAGTACATCTTCATATCAAATTGTATTGCTTCTTATGTAACATTTAAAACTGTACAACTGGACCAATTTCTCAAAAAGTTGAAAGGTATGCGTTTAGGAATGATGGACGACTTGAATGAGAAGATCAATTTCTATGACAATGTATATTCATTCATGAAAGGTGGTCTTCATTCAGAAAACAAGCCTGAAATCTTTGAAGAGGATGAAGATTATTTGATTATTGACTGGGATGTTTCGTTAACAGTATGGCGAAACTAAAACTCCTTAAATTGACGGGAACCGCCTGAGAGCTTTATACACCAATCTACAGTGGTGACACGTGTAGTGGCCAGATTAACAACCTGGGTATGGTAAAAGAGATAAAGATTGGCAAATCCGCAGCCAAGGGTCTTCAAAAGGAAGATCAAGGTTCAGAGACTAAACAGGGAGTATTTGAGATTAAAGTTCTTTGAAATTAGGGTAATATGTAGTAACTTCATTTAATATGAAAATACTACGAGAACATTTCAAAAAGTGTGGTATCTATATGATTACTAACACTATTGACAGTAAAGTCTACATTGGGAAATCAATAGACATATACTCCAGAATATACAACCATATTAGAGCTCTTCGTAAAAAAAATTTAAAGCAAGATAATCAACATTTTATCAACGCTTGGCACAAACATGGTGAAGAAAACTTCAAGTATGAAGTTCTGGAATATTTTGAAATCGTTAATGAAGAGTTATTAAAAGAAAGAGAATTGTATTGGATTGACTTTTATCAGAGTATAGATAGAATCAAGGGGTATAATCTTAGACGTGACAGCTCAACAAAGATGATTTTACATAAAGAGACCTTAGAAAAGTATAAACAACGAAAAGGCTCTCTTAATCCCAATTATGGCAATAGATGGTCAGATGAAAAGAAACAAACAATGTCAGAACTGAAAAAACGTCAGTATGAATCTGGAGAATGCAAAACCAATAAGGAGGCTCTAAATAGAGGAAATAAAACTCTACTTGAAAAATTAGCTGATCCAGAGTACAATCAAAAGTTTCGAGAAAATGTCTCTAATGCAAAAATAAAGTTCAAAATAGAACAATATTCTAAACAAGGAGATTTCATCAAGACCTGGAAAAATGTCAAAGAAATATTGAAAGAGAACCCTAATTACAAATGGCAACAGATTTACTCTGTATGTGCTGGATATAAACCAAGCATGTACGGATTCATCTGGAAAAAGATCTCAAATAATGATATAGTCCACCCATAATCGAAAGTTTATGGAAATTGGGTAAGCATACTATCCAGCTATAATTATTAACAATAAACAGTTTCCATACCATTTAGGAAAAGAGTTTCTTGTAGGCTATCGAAAGATGTTTGAGAAGCGTCTTGAATTAAAACCTTTAGCCAAAAAGGATAAAAAGATTAATGGTATTGTAGGTGCATTGAAATTAGCTGTTAATAGTGTTTACGGCAAGTCAAGTGAAATGACTAGTTGGTTGTATGACAGACAACTTACAATATTCACTACAATTACTGGTGAACTTTCATTAATGATGCTCATTGAAGCTTATGAACTTAAAAATATTCATGTTATATCAGCAAATACAGATGGTGTGACATTAAGAATTCATAAGGATATGTTGGCTGAGATGATGAAAATTAATGAATGGTGGTGCAAACTTACAGGATATGAACTTGAGAGAACTGATTACAAAAAGATTATTTTCTCATCAGTTAACGACTACATAGCAATTAAAACAAATGGGGAAATTAAAAAGAAGGGTGACTTTCTTACGGATTTTGAGTTACATAAAAACAAGTCCGCTAGAATCGTTCCTATTGCTCTTGAGCGGTATTTTATTGACAATATACCTATTACATCAACTATTACTTCTCATAATAATCCTTTTGATTTTTGTTTAAGACAGAAGTCAACCAAAGATTTTCATTACGAAGGTTATAGAAAAAATCATGATCCATCGATCTATCACAAACTGATCAGATATTATGTCACTTTAGGAAGTGATGGAGAAAAGTTAATGAAGATTAAAAATGATGATTCTGATTCAACAGCACCCAATGTGGCACAAGTTGAAGCAGGTGAATGGTTTTGTAAAGTAGTAAATCATCTTCCAGCAAAAACAAGCGTAAGTTCAATGAATATTAATTATGAATACTACATTGAGAAGGCTGAGAAGTTGATTGTGAAAATTATCAGCAATGGTAAAAAGAAGTATGTAAAGAAAATTCCAAACCAAATAAATTTATTTTAATTATGAATTACAATGAAAGGTAAAAAGATTAGAAGAGCTGAACGATACTTTGATTTAAATGGTGTAATCCATGTTGTGATTTTCTCAAGCAAAGAAATGATTAAACTCATGCCTATAAAAGATGATTCAATCATAGATGTATGGGAA